GAGCTTCAAGGTGGAGCTGATGAAGGCGGTGCACAACTTTACGACGGGCACTGGCAACACCTTCAAGCTGGCCCTGTACGACAACAGCGCGTCCTTTACGGCCGCGACCACGGCGTATACGGCTACCAACGAGGTCGCTAACTCAGGCACGTACTCGGCGGGCGGCGGTACGCTCACGAACGTGACCCCGACGAGCTCGGGCACGACGGCGTTTACGGACTTTGCGGACCTGTCGTTCACGAGCGCGACGATCACAGCCTATGGGGCGTTGATTTACAACGACTCGGCAGCGGGCGATCCGTCGGTTTGCGTACTCGACTTCGGTGGTGCGAAGACCTCGACCAACGGCACGTTTACGATCATTTTCCCGACGGCTGATTCGACTAGCGCAATCATCCGCATCGCCTAATCAGGGGCGAAAGTGACCGATGCTGTCGTTGCTTTCCAAGGGTGGAATGCTTCTGGCGTAGGCTGGGGCGACGATCCTTGGGGTGAAAGCCTCGCGGCACTTCCGACGGGGACGGGCCAGGTTGGGTCCGTTGCGACGACTGGCGATGCAAACATCAGTCTTACGGGCGTCGCGGCCACCGGCTTTGTCGGCACGGTCACTGTTACTGCCGGGGCAGATGTCCCGGTCACGGGCCTGGAAGCGACCGGTGCTGTTGGGTCCGTTCAGGTCACAGGCACGGCAAACGTCAGTCTTACGGGCGTTGAGGCGACCGGTGCCGTGGGCACCGTCACGATCAGTGGCGAAGCAAACGTCCCGGTCACGGGCATCCAAGCAACCGCTTCTGTTGGCGCCGTTACAGTAACGGGCAATGCCGATGTACTGCTTACTGGCGTTCAAGCCACGGGTGCGATCGGCACCGCCGCGGTCACCGGTACGGCAACCGTCTCTGTTACGGGGGTTGCGGGCACTGGCGAAGTGGGATCGGTGGTTGTCACTGCCGGCACTGACGTCAATGTCACAGGGGTTACGGCTACCGGCCAGGTCGGATCGGTGGCCATCACAGGAACCGCCACGGTCCTGCTTACGGGCGTCTCGGCGACGATGTCGCTGGGCGACGTCACTGTCGTTACCGAGCAAAACGTGCCTGTTACGGGGGTTTCCGCAACGGGCCAGGTTGGCTCTGTTACCACAACGGCCGATGCAAGCGTTACCCTTACCGGGGTACAAGCAACGGGCTTTATCAGCGACGTCCTTGTATGGGGCGTCATTAATGACAACCAAACGCCTAACTGGCAGAATGTCGATGACTCGCAGACACAAAACTGGGTCATAGTCAACGACGGCAATACGGTGGTTTGGACACAGATCCTGACTTAAAGGAACAGGTTTATGGCAAGTACATTCTCAACCAACCTGAAGATCGAGCTGCAAACGACCGGTGAAAACTCCGGCACTTGGGGCACGATTACCAACACCAACCTGGGCACCGCCCTCGAGCAGGCCATTGTCGGCTACGGCAACCCGAGCTACGCCTCGGACGCCAACCTGACCCTGACCTACACGGACACCAACGCCGCGCAAACAGCGCGTGCGCTGGTCTTGAATGTCACCTCCGCGGTCAGCCTCACGGGCACGCGCGAGCTGGTCGTCCCGACGATCCAGAAGCAGTACATCGTCCAGAACAACACGACCGGATCCCAGAGCATCACGGTCAAGACCTCTGGCGGTACGGGCGTCACGGTCCCGAACGGCCGCAAGGCGCATCTCTACGTCAACGGCACCGATGTCATCTACATGGATGACTACGTTGACATCAACGGCGGTGCGATCGACGGTACTCCGATCGGTGCGAACAGCGCCTCGACCGGCGCGTTCACGACCCTCGCTGCCTCGGGCAATGTCACCCTCTCCGGCGGCACCGCCAACGGCGTCCTGTACCTGAACGGCAGCAAGGTGGCGACGAGTGGGTCGGCGCTGCAATTCAGCGGGACAAAACTATCTTTAAGTGCGGCAGGCGGAGCGGATTTTGTTGGCGTTTTTACAAACACAACCGCAGCAACGCCGTATATTTTGCGAATTCAAGAGCCAGCAACCCCGGCCAGCGGATACCCGTTGCTTGATGTTGTAAACAACGCGGGATCAACAGCCTACCTTCGTGTGGACAGCGGCACGGGCAACGTCGGCATCGGGGCAAGCAGTCCGGCTGGCAAGTTGGATATTCGGTCTGCATCGGGCAGCGGTAATACCGTTCTTATGCGCGGTGGTACTTACACAGACATTTTATATTCAACAGGCATTCGGTTTTTACAGCCAGCCAGCACCCTTAACGCAAACAGGCAATTCCGATTTACAAGCGGAGATAACTCACTCACTTTGCAGGGAACAGATGGGGCTGGTACTGACGCAGCAGATACGAATCTAATTCTGCAACCGTCTGGCGGCAACGTCGGCATCGGCACGGCGAGTCCTAGCAACAAACTAACTGTTCAAGCAAATGACGTATTTAACCAAGACTCAAGTGGTCAAATCGTTATTAAAGGTTCTAGCAACACGGCAAAAAACCTTCGTATTGGTTTTGATACGACAAGCGACTATGGATACATTCAGGCAATTGAGTCAGGTGTTGCAACTCGTTCGTTGGCTTTACAGCAATTTGGCGGCAACGTCGGCATCGGCACGGCGAGTCCGGGGTTTAAGTTAGATGTTCAAGGGTCGGCCACTGACTTTGTTGCTTTCAACGGACTAAACACCAACAACAGCGCCGGAACCATAACAAGTTCTGCGATTAAGTTTGGCTTTACGTCAACTGTCGGCACGCATTACGCCACGTTGAAAATCACTGAAGATAGTGCCAACAGCAACAGCGGCGGCTTAACAATCTCTTTGCCAAATGGCGGAGTGGAAACCCCTTTGCTTGCGCTGACCAGTGCTGGCAACCTCGGCATCGGCACGACGAGTCCGGCTTATAAGTTGGATGTTGAGCGCTCTGGCGACGGAATTACCGCTGGTATTGCAGGCGGCACCTATGGCATCCGCTTCGACAACGGCGGCACTTTCAGTAGCGGTGCATCGACTATTCACGGCGTGGACAGCACGCTAACCACATCGTATCAGCAGTTAAATTTAAACGGCTCTGTTCTTACTTTTCAAACTAGTGCCACCGAACGCGCCCGCATCACGGCGGGGGGCTATTTCAAGGCGAGTAATACAGGGACGTATGTAGGCAGCACAAGTTCCTACCATGAACTACGAAGTGACGCAAATAGCCAGACGGCTTTTATCACCAACACGAACAGCGCATATACAAGTAACCTAATTCAAGCGGAATCTAGCACAACCGCTGGGTCTGGATTTAATTTAATTCGTTTGTTTTCAGATGGCGTTGCACAATTTCAAGTCCGTGGCGATGGAGTGGTTTTCGCACAGAACACAACGATTCAGTCAATTTCCGATGCTCGGCTTAAAGAAAATGTCCGTAATGCATCGGATGGATTAAATGTTATCAATGCACTTCGACCTGTTCGCTATGACTGGAAGGAAGGTTTTGGAAACGACCGTAAAAATCAACTTGGATTTATTGCTCAAGAAGTTGAAACGGTATTTCCCGATGCGGTTAGCGAATGGGCGGCAAAAGAAGGCGATGAGGCTTACAAGACAGTCGGCCCTGCCGCACTGATTCCGGTACTGGTTAAAGCCATCCAAGAACTCTCTGCCAAAGTCGCCGCGCTGGAGGCCAAATGAACACCGGCCTCCTAATCCTCTTTTGCCTGCTGCAAGCCGCTGACGTCTACACGACGCTTACCGTGCTGAAGCAAGGCGGGCGGGAACTGAACCCGATCCTCGCCAAGTTGTTCACCAAAGCAGACCCGCTGGCCGTGATGGTCGGCATCAAGTTGGCGGGGGTGTGGGCGTTGTGGTACGTCAACCTTTGGTGGCTGACGCTAGCCGCTTGCTGCGTGTATGCGTATGTCGTGAATCAGAACTATGGAGTAATGACCCGTGGACGTTGAACTGAAAGTCTCGCTAGAAGAAGCCGTTGCCATCGTGAACCTGTTGGGGTCACTCCCGACCTCGCAGGGCGCACATCCGCTCTGGGCCAAACTCAAGGCGCAGGTTGAGCCGCATCTGCCAAAGGAAGAACCGAAATGACTACGATCACTTGGAACATCAGCCAACTGAACTGCCTGCCGCAAGCCCCAGAGGGCGCGGATTACGTCGTCACGGCGCACTGGCAGTGCAACGGCGTTGATGGCAACTACTACGGCAGCGTCTATAGCACCTGCTCGTTCCCGGTTGTGCAGGGTACGTCTTTCACCCCGTATGCCTCGCTCACGCAGGATCAGGTGCTGGGCTGGATTTGGGCGAGTGGCGTGGACAAGGACGCTACGGAAGCCGCTGTAGAGCAGCAAATCCAGAACCAGATCAACCCGCCGATTGTGACTCCGCCGCTGCCGTGGGCTAGTTAAAAATGACCGAGCCGACCGACATCGAGCTGCTGAAGGTCCAGATCCAAGCCGAGCTTCAGCGCCTGGAAGCGCATTCGTCCGCTAAGGACGTTGCCGGTAAGGCAATTGGTAAGGACGGGCTGAAGTACATCACGGCGATCGTCGTGATCGGTGTCGCGTCGAGCTTGCTGCTGGATAACGAGAAGATCGCGGCCGTCATGGGATTGCTGGGTGCGTCCCTGACGGCCTTGATTTCCATGCTTGCCAACATCGCAGGCGCGACCGAGAAGGAAGATAAGCCTGAGTTCAGCGTGATCAAGGATCTGATCGCGAAGCTCGACAAGCTCGATCGAAAGGAACAGCCCATGAGGGTTGACGTTGAGGGCGATCATGTAGTCGTCACCAAGGGGGACGATGTGGTAAGAGCGTCCAAGTAATGGAAGTCGTAGATCTTCTTGTAAAGGGCTGGCCGATTTTGCTGGCCATCATTACGTTGATCATAGTCCTTGCTAAATTAGACCTACGCGTCGCGGTTCTCGAAGACAAAATGAAGTCTGCCTGGGATCTGATCAATAAAGGTAGAGACAAATGAACATGCAGAAGGTTGTGGACATGTTGTTCCCTGTTCTGCTGGCCGCTGTTGGCTGGCTGCTGACGGAGATCGCATCGTTCAACAATCGACTGCTGTCCATTGAGTCCAAGATGCCTGCGCTTATTACGTCTGAGGGCGTGCCGACAGACAGCCCGGTTAGCGCAGCCCGTAGGCAGGACATGAAGGATGACATCATGGAGGACATCCATGACCTTCAGGTGCGCGTCAAATTGATGGAGGAGCGTCAAAAGTGATCCCCGCAGCCTTGTTGCCGATTATCCAGCCGTTGCTCTCCAACGGCCTGAACCTTGTGGCCAATGCCGTCATGGCAAAGGGCAAGAAGGTGGTTGAGGAAAAGCTTGGCGTCGAGCTCAAGCCCGACATGTCGCCGGAGGAGATCATTGCCCTCAAGACGGCGGAGATGGAGCACGAAGAAGAGCTGCTCAAGCTCAAGCTCGAAGAGAACAAACTTGGCCTTCAAGAGCTGGAGATGCGGCTCAAGGACACAGACTCGGCGCGAGACCGGGAGGTGCAGATCGCCACCTCAGATAAAGCCCCGTTGCTTAATAAGATCGTGACCCCCGTTCTCGCGCTGGGGTTGTTGACGCTGACCTTCATCCTCTTTGGCATTGTGATGTTCGACAACACCCCGGTGGAGTCGAGCCGCAAGGACATCCTGATCTATATCCTGGGTGTCCTGTCTGCGATTAGCACGCAGATCGTGTCGTACTACTTCGGCTCTTCGCAGGGCTCGAAGGAAAAGACCGAGCAGTTGAAGGAGGCGCTGAAATGAGCAACGTCGCTGAACAGTCTGCCTTTCTGCTCGATGTCGGCCGTCTTGTGCAGAAGGCCACGGAGCTTGGCTTTTTAGTCACGGCCGGTGAGCTCTACCGCACGCCCGAGCAGCAGGAAATCTACGTCAAGACGGGGCGCAGCCGGACGATGAACAGTCTGCACATCCAGCGCCGGGCCGTGGACCTTAATTTCTTCAAGGACGGCAAGCTCGTCTATGACAAGCACGTCCTTGCGCCGTTAGGCGCGTACTGGGAATCGTTAAACCCCCTCAACTCTTGGGGTGGCAACGGCGTGAAGCTTGTCGACACGCCGCACTTCTCGCGAGGCGTGGGCAAACCGGAGTGGAAGAGGGTCACATGAAGATCGCACTAGAACCACGGACCACGGACCTTGGGGTTATCGAGCCGGCGCATGCCATCGAGGTGGTGTGCGCGGAGTGCGGGTACGACTTGGATGAAGCGGAGCTAGAAGCGGACGCCTGTGCCGACTGCGGTCAGGCGTTAAATCTGCGGCGTCACGTGGCGATCCAGGTGACTACCGTGCCGGCAAGCGTAGGAGGAACATTGCCGTGAAGAAAAAGGCAAAGAGCCGTGTCAATGCGGCGGGTAACTACACAAAACCGGAGCTGCGTAAGCGCCTGTTCAACTCGATCAAGGCCGCGAACACGCAGGGCACTGGCGCAGGGCGCTGGTCCGCGAGAAAAGCACAGCTTTTAGCCAAGCGCTATAAGGCCGCGGGCGGCGGGTACAGGGATTAACCATGCGCGCACCCCAACAGTCACTGAAAAACTGGACTGCCCAGAAATGGAGAACCAAGAGTGGTAAGCCATCTAGTAAAACAGGCGAAAGATACCTTCCAGAGGCTGCGATCAAGGCTCTCAGCCCTGCTGAGTACGCTCGCACAACGGCTGCGAAGCGCCGTGGCAAAGCTAAAGGGAAGCAATTCGTAAAGCAGCCAAAGTCCATTGCACGGAAGACCGCGCAGTACAGGTGATCACATGGCGATGGTAAAAAAGGACGCGATTGGACAGGAGATCCGCAAGTCGTACGAGCGTGGCCAGAAGGGCTGCCCGGAGGCGACGGTGGACATCCACGTCAATCTCAAGAATCGCAACAACGCGATCAAGGAGTACGGCTACGGGCCGTTGAACCCGGAGTCGGAGTCTCGTGCGTTCTGGGACAAGAAGGCGGAGCTCTGGGAAACCACCGTCCGCGAGGCCAAGAAGGCGCGCTGTGGCAACTGCGCGGCGTTCATTCAGACGCCACAGATGATTGCCTGTATCGAAAACGGCATCGAGGCGAGCGAAGAGGGGCCGGAACACGAGAATTACGCCCCGGACGTCGTCCAGGCGGCCAACCTCGGCTACTGTGAGCTCTTTCACTTCAAGTGTGCGGGCGATCGGACGTGTGATGCGTGGCTCGTCGGCGGCCCTATCAAGTAATATGCAGCCATGCCATACCTCAGACTCTTTCTCAAGCCGGGTGTAGACAAGCAAAACACCGAATACGGCGCTGAAGGCGGGTGGATCGACTCGGATTACATCCGTTTTCGATACGGACTGCCCGAAAAGCTGGGCGGATGGACCGAATTCAACGACACGGCGACCTATTTCGTCGGTATGCCGAGCGAAGTCTTCACCTGGACGGACCTCGAGGGCTCGCCATACGTCGTTATGGGCACGACGCGCAAGGTTTACGTCTTTTACGGCGGCTCCTGGGGCGATATCACACCGATTCGGGCTACCCAGGCCGGCGTTACCTTCGATACGACTAACGGGTTGACTAAGGTCACGGTCAACGACACGGGCCACGGTTGCATTCCTGGCGACTTTGTCACCCTGTCAAACGTCACGGGCGATCCGGGCGGTATTCCGAACGCCAGTCTGACCGGCGAGTTCGAGGTTCAGGATGTTCCAAATGCCAATGAGTACACCATCATCTCGCCGGCAGCGGCGACCAGCACGGCAACGGCGGCAGGCACGGCCGACGCGGCCTACCAACTAAGTGTCGGCTCGGACGTCAGCTACAACGACTTCGGTTGGGGCACCGGCACGTGGGGCCTCTCGACCTGGGGCACCCCGCGGCCGCCTTCCGCGGCCCTCGCCCTGGGTTCGCGAGTCTGGCAGTTTGACAGCTTCGGCGAGAACCTGATCCTTCAGCTCGTCGACGGCGGCATTTACGAGTGGGATCCTGATTCAGGGATCACGTCCCGCGCGATGGCCATCTCCGGCGCGCCGACCAAGAGCAAGTACGCGCTGGTGTCGACGCCAGACCGGCACTTAGTCTGTTTTGGCACGGAGTCGGTCATTGGGGATCCTACTTCGCAGGATCCGATGTTCGTGCGCTTCTCCAACCAGGAGGATGTCAACACGTTTGTGGCAACGGCCACCAACACGGCCGGCGGACAACGGCTCACGGACGGCAACAAGATCGTCTCGGCGCTGCGTTCACGCGGCCAGATCCTGATTTGGACGGACACGTCGCTGCACGGCATGCAGTACCTCGGCCCGCCGTACACGTTCGGCTTCCAGCAGCTCGGTGCTAACTGCGGCTTGATCGGCCCACATGCCTCGGCGGACGTGAACGGTGTGGCGTATTGGATGGCCAAGGACGCGTTCTTCGTGTTCGACGGTACGGTCAAAAAGCTTGCCTGCACGGTGCAGGATTACGTGTTTAAGGATCTGAACACTACTCAGACCGAAAAGGTACACGTCGGCATTAACACGCAGTTCAACGAAGTGACGTGGTGGTATTGCTCGGCCAACAGCGACTACATCGACCGCTTCGTCACCTTCAACTACCTCGAGCAAGTGTGGTCCGTGGGCAGCATGGCACGCACTGCATGGGCGGACATTGGGGCGTTCTCCAATCCGCTTGCCACGTCGTACGATCCTAACGGTACTGAAGCAACGATCACGACGATTAACGGATTGACTGCGGGTCGTTCGCGTATCTTCAACCAAGAGGATGGCAAGAACGGCGACGGATCGGCGATCACGGCCTACGTCAAGTCGGGATACTTCGACATTGGCGATGGCGACCAGATGATGTACATGCGTCGATTTGTTCCTGACTTCAAGAACCAGGAAGGCAACCTGACGATTCACCTCCTTCTGCGGCCGTACCCGCAATCCTCTGCCGTCCCGAGCTCTTTGGATCCTTACGTGATCAATCCTACAACGGATAAAGTCGACACTCGGGCGCGCGGGCGGCAGATCAGTTTGCGTATTGAGAGCACGGAGATAGATACGAACTGGCGTTTCGGCACGATGCGTGTTGACATCCAGCCGGATGGCTTGCGATGAGCAAGATCAACAACGTCCGTTTGCCGAACGCTGCGACGGATGGGTATAGCGCGCAGCAGTTTGATCAGCTCGTACGTTCGCTCGAACAGGTCATTTTTCAGCTTAACAACACCTACACGCCTGTTGTCACTGAGGACAAGGACACCGCGTACGCGTGGTATGGGGATGGCGGAGGATGCATTGATATGAATGGAGTGCCTGTACCTATTTCCTTTCCCCCGACCGCATTAGATGCGTTTGGTCGGCAGCGAGTTAGTGAGCCTTACACTCTTTTTGACAGTCAAAACCGTTACGCAGCGGACAATCAGTTTGATGTTGCCACGACCGGCACCGGCACCACATCGTTCCTGACGAACGAGGCGGCGGTGAAGATGGAGGTCACTGCTGGCGGCGTGGGCTCCGTGATCCGTCAGTCTTTCCGCTCGTTCCCGTATCAGCCCGGCAAGGGCCTGTTGGTGCTGGCCACATTTGTGATGGACGCCAGTACCAGCGCGAATCTGACGCAGCAGGTGGGCTACTACAACGATCAAAACGGATTGTTCTTTAAACGCACAGGGTCAACTAACTCCTTTGTTCTGCGTAGTTATGTGACGGGTTCTGTCTCCAATGTGCGGACCGTGAACCAGTCTTCTTGGAATGGCGACAAGTTGGATGGCACCGGCCCAAGTGGTCTGACGTTGGATCCCACCAAGGCACAAATCCTGTGGATGGACTTTGAGTGGCTGGGCGTTGGATCAGTGCGCTGCGGGTTCATCATCAACGGCGAGTACATCATTTGCCATACGTTCAACAACGCCAACGACATCGCTAATGTCTACATGACCACGGCCATCTTGCCGATGCGCTATGAGATCGTCACCACGACCGCTGCGGTGGCAGCTTCGATGAAGGCAATCTGCTGTTCGGTGATGTCCGAGGGCGGGTTTGAACAGACATCCATTGACCATGTGGCGCGTCGCACCACGATCCTGGGCACCATCGGTACGACCTTTTTGCCTTTGGTGTCTATCCGTTTGGCTTCTGGCCGAACGGGCGCAGTGGTACTGCCAAACCGTGTTCAGGTGTTGCCGACCACCAGCCAAAACTACGAAGTGGTGTTGATTAAGAATCCAACCCTAACCGGGGCGACTTTTGCGGCCACGGTGCCTTCGGATTCCAACGTGGAGTTTGATGTCGCTGCAACGGCAACCACGGGCGGCACGATTGTTCAAAGCGATTACCTCTCCTCCAACACAGCGGGAGGCACGAGCAGCACTAGCTTTGCCAACGCCTATAACTTTGATCTTCAGCTTGGCGCGTCGATTGCCGGCGTCAGTGATATCTATACCGTAGCGATTCGGACAGTTTCCGGGGCCACGACTGGGGATGCGGTCGGTTCTCTGTCTTTCTTCGACCTGACGCAGTAGAGGCGACCATGGCAAACAAGTATCTTCGCAAGTATCTCATTCCAAGCGCCGCTACAGAGACCCTCCTGTACACCGTCCCCTCGGCCAACTCGACGGTCGTGCGTTCCTTGCGCGTCACGAACACTGGAACAGGCACCACGGCCATCACGGTGGCGCATACGGGCACCGGTACGACCTATTACCTACAGAAAAACCGTTCCTTGGACGTAAACGGGACGTTTGACGTCTTCAACGGCATTCCCTGCGTGTTGGAAGCAGGGGACGTCCTACGGGTGACCTCGAGCCTGGCGGGGTCTCATTTCTCT